CTGCCGTCTCGCTGAAGGGCTCTTCCTGAATCCCGATGATCACGATGAAGTCGCGGCTGTTCTCCTGCCCCACGGCATAGAGGATCTTGCTGCCGTTGAGGTCGCTGCTCTCGTCCTCGTGCATCCCGGTGATGTTCACCCCGTCATATTCCTTGAAGGCGGAACTCACCTGGCCGGACGTGGTGAAGTCCACCCTGGTGTAAACGGTCTCAATCACCACCCAGATCTTCGTATACACGGAGTATTCCTTCACGCTGCCGCTGGCAATGTCGATCCACACGTCCCCGTTCGCCGGGTTCGTCGGTTCCGTCGTGCTTTTTGTGACGTGCTGATAGATCGTCCCGTCCTGGTGGCACATGGAATAGGTCACGGTCCCGGAATAGTTCCACACCGCGCCCATGTCCCCATAGTCGCTTGTGTCCATCGTGTTGATGTATTTCTTGTCCGGGAAGATGCAGATGTACGCTCCCATCGAGACCAGCTGCGACTCCTTTGCCGTCTGCAGGCCCGTAAGTCCTGTCGCCAGGCCGTTGATGTACAGCGTCCCGTTGTCGATCCAGCAGAGCGAATCCTTCGCGATGATTGCGTGCAGCTTCGTGAACTGGTCATTAAGAGTTGCCCGCTTCGGCCGCGGCGAGAACATCGGATAGCGCATCGCCGTCAGGTTCTTGGTGTCATACCACTCCCCGTCTGGAATCTTCATGTTGTGGTCGTAGCCCGCGAAGGTGTCCGTCACCACGCGGTCACTCCTGCGCGAGCTCAGTCTCGGGTAGCTCATCTCTCACCTCAGAAATAAATCTTTCTCTCCGTCAGCGGCATGTGGCTGCGGTTGAATGTCCGCCTGAAGTCCTGGTAGACTGACTCAAACATAGCGTTGGAGTTGTTGAATCCGTCCGTCTCCATGTTGTACCAGTCGATCTGTGCGCACAGCCAGTGCACATACATCTCGTCCCAGGGTTCCCCGACGATCAGGTCCTTGTCCCCGTCGTCCGGCGTCAGGTCCTGCAGCTTCATCTTGCTCCGCGCATCCGGCTTCTTGAAGGATCCGTGCGGCAGGTCCAGTGCGAGCTCGGCCGCCTGCTCCGGCCCAGGCAGTCCAGGCACGAAATCCTGGTCCTCCTCCGGCCTGCTGCCGCCCTCCTCGCCCTCGTCCTCCGGCAGAAACGGTCTCATCTCTTCCTCACTCAGCTCGTGCGTCATGTAGTTCTCGTTGAAGATCCGATGCTCCAGCCTGCTGAGCCACTTTATCTTATCCGGCAGCGTGTACATGTTCGGTTTCAGCCGATCTGCCGCGTTGATTGCCTCAATTACTTTCATGGTGCTCCCCCTTTATGCCGACAGGGAGCACCGCCGGGCACTCCCTGTCAATCTTACTTCTCGCGCTTGTACGGCGCGTTCACCTGGTATTCAACAGCCCGGAGCATCTCGTCCTCGGCCTGCTGCAGCACCAGCGCTGCACATCTCGGCAGCTCGAATTCCTTCCCTCTCGGGACGGTCCACTCGCGGCCGTTGACCGCGACAAACTGTGCTTCCTGCTTCTCCTTGCCCGGGATGATCGGCAGCCTTACCGTGACAGGTTCCCACAGTTCCTCTTCCGTCCAAACCTTTTCCGTGTCCGGAGCCTCAATCTGTTTTTTGCTTGCCATGATCGTTCCTCCTCAGAATAGAGAGGGGAAGCCGGAGCCGCCCCTCTCCGTTTTACCGCTTAGTTCGCGGTTGCGGTCGCGCTGTAGCGCTTGTCGCAGTGCTCGATGCGGATCATGTAGGGCTGCATCAGGATCTTCGCAACTTCCAAGGCCTTCCAGCCGATGGAGCTGCGCTGATCCAGCGGGTCCTCGGTGCCGCCGGAGCCCTTCTGCTTCACGATGGTGTGAAGGTTCTCGCCCTCGACGTTGGTCACGCCGTAAGCGTCACGGCCGAAGACCAGGGTGCCGAAGACCGCAAGGCCGCTCGGGCAGCCGGTGCCGGACCAGATCTTCGCCTCGGTGCTCTGGAAGAACTTCACGCCTGCCAGCTCGCCGACCTCGCCGTTATAGATGTTGGCGGTGTCCACCTCGCGGTGCGGCGCCAGCCAGTCGGGATCCCTGCGCAACGTGTACACGGTGTAGGGATGCACGATGGCGTGGTAGTAGCCGTCATCGAAGGTCGGAGTGTTGTGGGAGCGGAGAAAGGCCACGGCCTGCTCCAGCAGGTCCACGGTGAGAACCGCGGTGGCGTCAAGCCCGGTACGGGCGGAGACTGCGGTCTCTGCGCCGCCGTCGCCGATCTTGGGCGCGTACATGACGTTGGTGCCCTGGACCAGCGCGTCGCGGACGACGGTGTCCATCGTGATGCCGGCCTGATCGCCCAGCAGTCTGGTGGTCTCCACGATCACGTTGTCGATCGCGGTGAGCTCCAGCAGGTCGGACAGCGCGATAAAATCACCGTACTGCACGACGGTCGCCGTGTCGGCAGTCACGTCCAGCTGGTTGCCTGCGGGAGTCACGCCTTCGGTGAGCGGCGTGAGGGCCTTGCCCAGCGGGGTGAACTTGCGGAACTCGATAGTCTTGCCGCCGTTCTTCGGGATATTTCTGCTCTGGCCGAACTGGTGATGCACCAGGTGCGGCTGCGCAGCATAGAGAAGAGCCTTGTCATAGAAGGTCTTCATTTCGGGGGACAGGTTGTTCCCCGTCTGGTTCAGCAGCGTGGTCTGCACTGCGAACAGCTGAATAAAGTTGCGGAATTTGTTGAACATGTTATCTCCTCCTCAGATTCAGGGGAGATATCGTCGTCAAAGGATGATTCTCTCCCCGTTTCCGACACGCCGGAAGATTTCCTGCATGTCTGCTTTCGTGTATTTCGACGGATCGCTCTTGACGACAACAGGGCTGCGGTTGCCCATCGCCCCTTCCTGGGGCCGGTTCTGGCCCGCGCGGATCTTGTTGGTGACCTTCTCCTCCACTTTCTGGGCGGTGAAGTTCATCGCAGCCGGAATAATGTCATTGAGATGGGTGACCTCATAGGCCGTGCGCACATCGATGTTCGACTGCAGGAGTCTGCTGAACTGCTCGTTCGTCTGCATCTCTCTGTCAAAGTCGAAGTCCGGGTAAACCGTCTTCAGGTTCTCGGAATCCTCGTGCCATTTCAGAAGGATCTGATCCACCTGCTGCTGGTTCCGCTCCCGGTCCATCTGAGCCTTGAGCTCGCGGTTCTCCCGCTCCATCTTCTTGATTTCCTTGAGCTGCTCCACGCTCATCCCGCGTTCGATGGCCTCATCCTCGTAGAAGCTGGAGTCCTCTTCGATCGCCTTGCTGAGCGCCTCGGCATCGTTGGCGTTCACGCCATACTTCTGCCCCAGCATCTCCAGCACCGGTGAGAGCGCGTTGTAGCGGTTGACGGTCTCTGCCTGTCCTTTTAACCGCTTCTGGATCGTGTCCTGCACCCTCTGGTCGTAGAGGTCCTTGTATTCTCCCTTGATCAGCGCCTCGAACTGTGCGGTTCTGTCGTCGCCTGCAGGTTTTCCAACCTGCTGCGCCCCGGCGTCGGGCGCGCCTTCCTGCTTCCCGTATCGCACGTCGGCAAGCGGATTCTGTTTTACGCCCTGCTGCGGCTGGGCGGGTGCCGCGCTTTCTGCCCCTGCAGGCGCTCCGCCTGCTGCCCCGGCTCCGGCTCCGCCTCCTTCTCCGAAGAGCTGGATAAAGAACCTGGGGATTCTTGTGGATCTTTGCATAGATGCCTCCTGTGGTAGGTCACGACCCTTTTTCTATTGACTCGGCAGGGATATCTGCCGTATCAAACTGGTAATAGCTGACAAATCCCGGATACGCCTCCTGCAGAAGCTGGAAGCCCACGCTGATTCCCGCGAAGATCAGCACCGCGTCATGGAACGCTTCCGGTTTCGGCTTCACGACGACGCGCACATTGCCGCCACGCACCGTGACGACCGGCTTTTTCTGCAGCCTCCCGCTCTCGTGCATGGTCTCTGCGCACTGTGCCATCGTTACCGCCAGCACGGACGCCCCGGCGCACACCGGGTCCTTGCCCATCTCCCGGAAATCCGCATGTCCTTGGCAGCGCATCTCAATCGCGCCCTTGTCCCGCAGGACCTTCAGACTTGCTCTGACCATCTGCTCACCCCGGATTCGTGGAATCGGCCACTCTCTGCCGCGCCTTGGCCGTGATCGGGCTTTCCTTCCCGCCTCCTGCCCCAAGCGCTTCCAGACTCTGCGCTGCTGCCAGGCCCGCTTCCGGATCCCCCGGCAGGCTCTGCGACGTGAGCGCCGCGAACTGCTGCTGCATCATCGCTGCGGCCTCCGGATTCACCTGCGCCATCATCTGCACGGCCAGCTGCTGTGTCGCCTGCAGCATCTGCAGCAGCGTCCCGTTCTTCTCGATCTTCTCCATGACGAACTCTTTCCGGTCAAAGTCCATCATGTCCAGGCACACCAGCGCCGCGTCGGCGTTGTTCGGTGCGAAGAATCCCGCGCTGTACAGCTGCAGCGCCAGCTCATTCTGTGCCACCTTGCTGTACGGGCTCTGCTTCTCCGCTGTCACCTCGATGTCAAACTCGGGGATGCGGTATCCGACCTCGATGCCCGCTTCCATCGGAACGCCGTTGACCAGCGTGCCCTGCGGCTGCGGCAGAAGGTTCTTGTTGCTGAACTGGATGAACTGCTCCATGCCACGGTCGCCCAGGATTCGGTACCACCTCGGCACGTCGTAAAACTGGCGGATCAGCTCGATCACCTGATACACCACTTCCCGGAAGGCCCGGTAGCTGCCCTTGTTCATGTCGCGGTCCAGTCGGCTGCCTGCCTCCTGCATCGCTGCGATAGCGGACGCCGCTGTGGCGCCGCCGGAAGTGCCGCCGGTGGTGACATCGCGGTTGCCTGTGGTCTCCTTCAGCTCCTGCACCTTGTTCGCGATGATCGTCTCATACATCGCGTTCATCGGGTTCGGCGTTACCGGCTGGATGCTGTCCTGCCCCAGGGCTCCGTCTACGTGGATAAAGTCGTTGGTGACGTCGGCATATTCTTTCTCATTCACGCTGCCGTCGTTCCGGATGAAGTGCCGGGGTCTGGCGTTGAAGAGCATGTTCTGCAGCATCGCCTGATCGCCCCGGTCGATGTACTCCTGAGCGCTCTTGGCGATGTCCACATACCCGAATCCAGCGACCGATCCCTTGCAGCGGTATCCTCGGTCCACCTCGAAGGGATAGCGCCCGTGATCATACCAGCCGCGCTCCCTGTACATTTCGTCATTCTCGGATGCGAAGAGCGGCTCATCCTGCCCCGCTACAAACTTGCAGTAGTGCAGGATCGTCTTGCCGTTCACCTGCTTCTTG